AAGACATGTAGGCAAACACGGTGATCGTAAAATAGCAGTTATCTTTAGGGAGGTCCCTGGAGAGCCACATATGTGTTTGGTAACATACACTGAAACATTGAATATGCACGTTCATGATCCTATGATTCAATGCATTGAAAGTGATATTGGGCAATCAAGTCAAAACCTAGCAGACGCACTAAATAGGACTTATACCAAAGATGGTAAACCTATTCTTCATGTACTTCACCATGAAGGTCAACTTAAAAAGGTTAATACAGAACAAATTGTAATGACCCCTCAACCTAATACTAGAATCAAACTGAATGAATTAAACAAGATTCTAAACGAAATGCAACAAGGTGAGGATGCTGTTCGTAGATTAGCCGAAATGGATAAGAGCATGGGATTGCAAGATCCGGCTGATGTAGTCCGTAGAATGCGTGGTCCACAACCTGGTGTTCAAGGATCAGGTGATATTTTAGGTGATACATCATTAGCACAACAGAGAATTGAACAAGCACAAAAAATGGAACGTGAGGCACAGGGGCTATTAGCTGAATCAAAGCGTTTAATGGATGAGGCTAAATCATTAGATCCAAGTGTTGGTACATCAACCATGCCAGTCATTGAAACTAAACCAGTTAAAGCAAGAAAACCAAGAGCGAAAGTTAGTGCATAATGTCACCTGAATTTATATCCAAATGGGAACACATCCTTGAGGATGTTGAAAAGCAAAAAATACCCGTGCAATTTATTAAAAAAATAGTTATTAAATTACAAGGCATGGGTAGAAAACAGCAAACAATCAACATTGAGAAGTTTTTAAATCAAGGATTGGACCCAGATCAAATTGAAGAAGCGGTAAGCAGGAAGCTTCAAGAACTAGACGATACTATTACCAGTGTAGAGTTTATTCTTAATGTTCAAAGCATTGCCGATACGGTTCAACCTACTACAGATGAGTTATTGAAAAATTTATGAATTTGATTGTGGCCTGTGATCCAAAAGGTGGTATTGGATATCTGAACAAATTACCCTGGAGTAAAATCGAGGGTGATTTGCTACGCTTCAAAAGACTAACACAAGATAAAACCGTTGTTATGGGCCGTAATACTTGGGATAGTCTTCCAATGAAACCATTACCTAACAGGTTTAATGTTGTAGTAACTACCAAACCAATCCAGTTACCTGCCAATGTTAAAACTATTTCAAATTTAAATGATTTAAAATATTTTCACGAACCATGGATAATGGGTGGTGCAGCACTAATCAGATCCTGTTGGGAAAAAATTAATAAAATTCATTTGACTAAAACCTTTGTTGAATATGCCTGTGATACTTTTATAGATTTAAGAAAATTACACGGCGAGTTTAGAATTTCGCATGAAGAGATTCATAGCGATCATGTATATGAAATTTGGGATAGAGATTATCCCGACTATTGGAAATAAATGTGAAATTATACTTAGAGTTACTTAAAGATATACTAGATAACGGTGATGATAAAGACGATAGAACTGGTGTAGGAACTATATCGGTATTTGGTAGACAATTACGATTTGATTTACGCAAGGGATTTCCCGCTGTTACTACTAAAAAACTAGCATGGAAAGCCTGTGTAGGTGAATTGCTATGGTTTATCGAAGGTAGTGGGGATGAACGCAGATTAGCAGAGATAACACATGGTACTAGAGATGGCACTGTTACTATTTGGACTCCAAATGCTTTGGCATCTTATTGGAAACCTAAAGCCAAGTTTGAAGGGGATTTGGGTAGAGTATATGGAGTACAATGGCGAGATTGGGTAACCAATTCAAGGCATATTGACCAATTGACAAATTTGTTAGAAGGATTGAAATCAGATCCTAGTGGTCGCAGACATATTCTTAGTGCATGGAATGTTGGTGAATTAGATCAAATGGCATTGCCACCTTGTCATATTATGAGTCAATATTATGTGAACAAGAACCGTGAATTGAGTTGTCATATGTATCAGAGGTCAGTAGATGTTTTCTTGGGTCTACCTTTCAATATTGCTAGTTACGCTCTACTAACTCATTTGATTGCCCATCATTGTGGTTACAAAGTTGGTGAATTAGTTATTAGTACAGGGGATACACATATCTATAAAAACCATGTAGAACAAGTTAAAGAACAATTATCTCGTGATCCATTACCCTTACCTACATTAATGCTACCAGTAGAAAAGAAAGATATTTTTGAAATGACTATGAATGATATACACTTAGAAGGATATAGTAGTCATGGTCCAATCAAAGCGGAAATGGCTGTATGAAAGACTATATAGAAACCAAGGTACATTACTTCAGAGTAGGTGATGCAGAAGATCCTGATATCTATGCCGCTCAACCTCTTTGGGAATTCCAACAATCAGAAAAAGGTAAGTGGATTATGGAAAATTCTATAGAAACACCTACTTGGCATAGACATGTAGATCATAATACATTTGGGTATGGTTATTATGTTACCGCTAAATTGCCTAAAGAAAAATATACATTTTTCAAACTTAAGTTTGATTAATTGATTCCCGTAGATAAATACGGGCATGTGGATCTTATCTGTTTTACCTAGTTACGCTATACATGGTTTATTAACTGTTGGTATTATTGGTGTAATTCTAGGCTTTGTATTAGGGTTTATACCACTTGTTGGCAAGTATAAACTCCCTATTCAAATTATCAGTATATTCGTACTAACACTTGCCTTATACTTAGAAGGTGGGTTAGAAAATGAACGCATATGGCAATCGAAAGTAAAAGAAGTAGAAGCTAAAGTTGCTGTATCAGAAGTCAAAGCTGTAGAAAAAACTGTAGAAATACAAGAAAAGATTGTAAACAAAACCAAGGTCATCAAACAAAAGGGCGATGATATAATAAAATATATTGATAATGAAATAATTAAAAAAGAAGAGATTATCAAGTATATAGAAAATTGTCCAGTGCCACAAGAAATCATTGAACAGCATAATAAGATTGTAAACTTATCTAGTCAATCCTCAGGAGAGAAGAAATGAGGACGTTAATACCAGTAATATTATTGTTATCTGCTTGTGCTACCGCCCCTGTTCCAATAGAGCGTAAATTTCCTCCTTATCCTAGCGCATTAGCAGAAAAATGCGAACCGTTAAAACCTATTGAGCCTGGTGATAAAGTACCTATTACAGACATGTTAAAAGTTGTAGTAGAAAACTATGTGAGATATTATAATTGTGCAACCAAAGTTGAGAGTTGGCAAGAATGGTATACTGAGCAGAAAAAAATATTTGAAAGCGTGAAATAATTCTCAGTTTACAAAAGCCTACTGTGTGATAAATACTATATAGATTTGGAACATAGATATGGCCACAATTGAAGTCATTAATGTAGGGGCAACAGCCAATGATGGCGACGGTGATCCTTTACGCACTGCCTTTCAAAAGGTAAATAATAACTTTGCGAATATTAATGCAGTAAATTTCTCTACTCTACAAAGTATTACTGTTGGTGTAGATCCGCAATTAATTTTAAGTACGCCTGCAAATGCTTTTACACAAGCCACTATGCAGATTAACTCTAGTAATGTTCTTAATGATGATAGTCAAAATATCATCATATATTCTGCTATTAATAATAGTTTAACTGATGTTAATTGGACCGATCAAAGTCAGCAATATTTTGGAAATCTTGTAACAGAATATGATATGATAGTGGAAAATGGTAATGTTAATTTATATGTTCTTCCATTAGGCAATTCAGCAAATACAACTTTAGTTCATTTTATTTCTTATCAGATAACATTCAATGCTATAGTACCTGGAAGCATATTAACTCTGACACAAGATACTGATTATGAGTTAGTAACCAACAATGGATTAATAATTACCACATGAGAGCAAAAGAATTTATTACCGAGCAACGGTTAGATCAAGTTCACGATGGTTTGGACGTAGCATCCATGGCTCTTCCTAATACATATGTTATTCCAAAGTTAAAAAATAGTGACTTCTATGATTTATATCGTTTTGGTGTAGCAATTGCCGCAGTAAGAGGCGAAAGCGGTACTGACAATGTACAAAATAGTTATAAGCCTGATTTTAGAGCAGAAAGCAGTTGGGGAGAACATCAAGTAGTATCCTCAGAGTTTGATAAAGACATTGGTAAAACTATTGACCAAGCATTAAAGAAAGTTGGCAAATCCGGCAAGAAATTAGTAAGTACTCTTGGAAGTGATGAGATGGATGATACTGAATTCAACTCTCCAATTAAAGCCTTTAAGGGATATAAAAAATGAGAGCGAGTGAATTTTTAGCAGAAGGTGATGGCAAATTAAATCATAACCATGCACAAGCATCTAAGGGAATTTATAAAGTTCGTGATCGGGGTGGTTATGATCGTACCTATCACATAAACCGTTTAATGATGGCTGCTGCTATGGCTGATGGTAAGAGCCAAGATGCGGTTACAATGGACAATGCTAGTTTTATTGAAAAATATAACTCTGTTCATCCATATACCGAAGAAGAATATAATATGCTTATTTCCGCAACAAAGACTATCCCAACAGAAAAACATGAGGTTGTTCCTTATTCTAAGAGCCAAGAACCTGAAGATACTAATACCAAAAGTATTGCTGTAGGATTTAAGGGCTATAAAAAATAATTTATCCTGCGTTTGCGAATAAATATATGCATGGAGACTGTTGCGTATGTATACAAGTGGACTCATGTACCTACTGGAAAATGGTATATAGGATCACGCACTAGATCGGGCTTTGGAAAAATACAGTCCGATGAATGGAAACTAAAAAATAGTATAGCCAATTCAGGTAAACCCAAACCACAACTTAATTGCCCACATTGCGGAGTTACAGGTGGTACTGGGGTCATGTCTAGATGGCATTTTAATAACTGTAAACAAAAGAAAGACTAACCATGATTGATGTTAACCAAATTTTTGACACTGTTAAACTTAAATTTTATTATGAATATTTAGTAAACTGTCATATCTATAGCGAAGGTGAAAGTCAGTTTCATAAACAACTGACTACAGAAGTTACTAAGACTTATATAGACCCATTAAATATTCCCAAAGATGCGAAAATTTTAGATTTAGGGTGTGGTCCAGGCTATTTCCTAGATGAAATGAAAGAGCGTGAGTATACAGATTTAACTGGTGTAACACTAAGTCCTGAAGATGTACAAATTTGTGAAAATAAAGGTCATACTATCAAAAAGTATGATTTAAGTTTCTTACCACAAAAAGATGGGTATTATGATGAGTCAGTAGATTTTATATTTCTACGCCATGCATTAGAGCATAGTCCTTATCCTATCTTTAGTTTAATGGAATATAACCGTGTACTTAAACAAGGTGGCAAGATGTATATTGAAGTACCTGCCCCAAACTGTGAAAGACAGCATGAGTTTAACTTAAATCATTACAGTATCTTAGGAGAGGCTCAGTTATTAGCACTATTCATGCGTACTGGGTTTGATACTAACATATTCAATAGTATTGAGTTTGATTTAGGTAGTCCTGGCGAAAATGGTGAAATTAAGAACTTTAAAGAAAAGTTTTACTGTATTGTTCTTACAAAAACTAGACCCTTAGATATTAAATAAACGATAAATACTCACTATGTAGTGAGTATTTTTTTAAGATAAATATTAGTTTGGGAAGACGCCCAAACTAAATAATAATTATGAGTGGATCACCATCATTAGTTAAAACTCCTTATGTAAAAACTAAATTCGCAACACAAAAAGAATTAGATGATTTTGTTAAGTGTTGCGACCCAGTTACTGGTTATCTATACTTTATGGATAACTTCTTTATGATACAACATCCTACCAAGGGCAGCATGGTATATCATCCATGGGATTATCA